ATCTATATGTCCACTAACATGGCCACCAAAAGCTTTAGCTCCAAACTGTTTGCCATCTTTAGTCTTATCATATATTTTTGCGCCTTTAATCTTGCGCATTTTTTCTACTAAATGATCTTCTAATAAATTACCAAGGTCTAACAATCTAGAAACTCTAGGCTCTATATCTATAGGCATGGACCATCTGAAGATAAACCAAAGCATTCTGTCATTCTCAGAACCTATTTGACTGACTCCTAAGTAATGTCTTGGCGTAAACTTTTCTTTTTCTTCTAGATCATCAAAGGCTTTGTTAATGCTCATAGCTTTATAAGTTTATTCTCTTTGTTTCTAATACCGATAATGTTCTCATAACTGCCCTCTGTTCTCAAGACTACCTCTTGTATTGTATCAAATGCACCATTATTAATTAATTCAGCAGCCATCCAGGGTTGACTTGGTGACCCCCATTTGGTAGTAATTTTTTTCCATTTACGCACTGCCATATTGTGTGCAGTTGGATGGCCAAACATTAATGGCATCTTCTTTGGAAAGAACTCATCCTTGATTGTGAATATAACTTGACAATACTCACTTCCATTTTTAGATACAACCACAGACGCATAGATGTCTGTGATGGGTTTGTTTTTAGGAATTGATGCTTTCCTTTCATCTGATAAAACAGCTTGCTTCTCAGCCTTCGTACGCCTTGCTACTTCCCTTTCTTTCTTGGTCCACAAAACTTTTGATTGATTTGATTCAAAGATCTGATCACACTCAATACATTTTTTAGCAAATGGCGAGTTAATGGCATTACAAGACGCACAAATTTTAGGGTGATATTTTCCAGGAAGTTTTTCCCCAGGCTCTACTTCATCTAAACAACCATGGCGGGCTATATTTTCCCCATAGTCAAGCAATAAACAATTATCTTTTTTATTATGCAATCTCATTCCACGACCACACATCTGGACATATAATCCAATGCTTTGTGTTGGACGTAACAATGCTATACAATCTGTCCTCGGAGCGTCCCAGCCTTCAGTTAAAACACCAACATTACAAAGAGCATGTATCTTGCCGAGCTCAAAGTCTGCAAGAATTTTATCTCTTTCTGGGTTGGGCGTTTCCCCAGTAACTACAGCAGCATTAATTCCATATTGCTGCAAATACTGAGTCATCTTATGTGCATGGAGAACAGAAACACAAAAGAAAACCGAAGCTGTTCTGCCTTTTGTATAAGCATTATCAATCCAATCATTTATAACTTCAATAATGGTTTCATCAACCATTGCTACACTTTCTAATTCTTTTTCTTTGAAGTCTCCATTCTTAAACTTTAAGCTTACTTGACCAGCATCAATGATTGCTTTCTCATTAACAGCAAAGGCAGACAATCGGCACAAGTAACCTGCTTGGATCAGCTCCGGGATAGATACACTATAAGCAAGACCTTTAAAGAAATGATCTTTACGTTTGCCATAGATGTAACCCTGACCCATACGATAAGGTGTCGCAGTACAACCCATGACTTTCATGGATTGGCGTTTTGATAAAGTGTCAATGATTTTCTTATAACGAGTTAGAGAACTAGGTGGCACATTGTGTGCTTCATCAATGATCATATAGTCAAACTTGCCAACTTTTTCTAATCGCTTTGGTGATGCCAAAGTATCTCGACTAGCGATAAGTATTTGAGCATTGTGTTGAAAGCGTTTCATTCCAGCCGCTAACACACCCACTGGTGCAGTAGACCATACAGATTTTAATTTGCTTTCAGCTTGAGCAACAAGTTCTTTTCTGTGGGCCATGATAAGAAACCTGGCGTTAGGATTTTTATTAAACACCTCTTTAATAAAGTGTGAAAATATAATTGTTTTACCAGAGGCTGTTGGTAAAGAAATTAATGCTGGTCCCTCTGGTTTGGCTTCAAACCATTTATGAAGAGCATCTATTGCGTTGCGTTGGTAATATCTAAGATTCAATGAATAGTTACCTTTTGATCACGTGATTGTGTCAAAAGCTGTATTAACTCTTCATGTTCGTAAGATTCTAGATTATCCATTACTACTGTAGATAGTAATTGCATAGCATCATAGGGGGTGTGTGAAAATTTAAACGATAATTCAACACAGAATCTTGTGAGAGTAATTATAGCGGCTCTTGTATCTAGGTCTTTTTTTGACCAGTCGTCCATGCATATTTGCATATCATGCGTTACTTGATCGCAGGTTTTTTTATCTAAAGATTCTAAGGAATTTTCGTTGTCTTTCATTTTCAATATTTACATTTAATAATGTTAGTTTAGCATCTTTTACCCTTTGATCTATATTAGCAGGCAAACTATCAAAAGTTTTGTCTAAAGAATCTAATAAAGATTCTATTACATTTACGAGAGCTTTGGCCTCTCTTTTATCTATCGTCATATTTTTTCTCCAAAAAAATGCCGGGATTGAACAATCAAAAGATAGTGAATTAAATGCTTCTTCAGCTATCACCACTGCAAACATTCGCCCCCGGACTTTTATTAATTGAGTTATAATTATCCCAATTACTTTCTCTTAAATAATATTTTACATTATCTTTAATAAGGCGAGGAGTAGCCAAAGCATATCCCAGGTCTTGCATAACTTTAGCTGCTCGCTCGATTATCTCATCAACAGAATTACTCTCTCCTTTTAATAGGTCGACCTGATTATGTAACTCTGTGATGAAATCCATTTACTTATCCCAATCAAAAGGATCTTCTTCTGTTGATGCATCAGCATTAGGTGCTGGAGCTGGTGAAGTGGAAGACACAGTACCAACTAAAAACCTAGCGATAACATTTTTGTCTTCCCACTTAGTACCATCGCCTTTATCTGTTCCCTCTTCTACACGAAGAGTTGCATTAAAAGGTACATTCATCATGCTTTCAAGATCCTCTAAACCAAAAGCTTCCATATCAGGATTCATGCTCATGGCTTTTCTCCAGTTACGAAGCTTTCCTTTAGAAACATTTAGACCATTGCCTTCAAGCATAAAGTTTTCCCAAATTTTTCTACCAGCATACTTTGGTCCTACAACCTCATAAGTTACACTTAGCATTTTATGGCCTGTTTTTTTACTATTTTTAGATTCCCATGACCAAGCTACCAATTCATAGTCTCCGGCTGGCATGGGCCCAATTGATCCAGTGTCGTCTTCAACATCAGTCAAGTTTAAATTAAATAAGTCATCCGACATTTTATTTCTCCTTCATTTTAGATTTTAATGATTCTTTGAAAGCAGTTATGAATGCATTCCAATCAAGATCTAATGGAGCATTGCCCAGGTCAACTCGACTTTTAGCATCAAAAGCTGCGGTGAATTTATGAAATAACTTTCGCTTGCCATATGACACGCCTCTGGTTGTTTCTTTAAAGCCCTGTCCGCTAGTACGAGTTGATACCTCGTAGTTTGCAAACAGGTTGAAGTCCACCCATTCACGTATCATTGAAGATACCTTCTTGTGTAAACTCATTTCCCAACGATCATAGGGCTCACGCTCTGGATCATTGAAAGTTCTAATTGCTACATGAGATAGAAAGATAACATTCATCTTTTTATCTAATAGCAAATCAAACATTTTAAGTATGCGCCTATATAGCTCAGCAGATTCTGTATAACCTTTACCAAATCCTAGGGCCTCAATAGATTTAATTGAATGCATCTCACAAACTTTTTGTTGAACTAATTTTTCAGCCCAATCAGTGGTATCAAACACTACAGTTTTGTAATTATGTTTTTCCTCATAAAGAGTTTGCAATTGTTTAACGATGTCATCGTATGACTTGCACAATTGAAAAGATGGAACATCAATAAAGTTTGTTCCATCTTCTGTCTTAATAAATATTGGTCTTGGTGCGTTAGATGCAAAAGTAGATTTACCTATGCCGTCAGTACCAGCTACATTTATTTTAATTGCTGGCACTTTGATGCCTGTTTCAATAGTATCCAATAGACTCACCTTGGGCTCCTGTCATAAAAATTAGTATAATTTGGTTCTTGAGAACACATATGTTCATCCCAAATATCTGATAACAAACTTGGCATGTAATGGGGGTTGATTTTTTCCATCTTTGCACAGAACTCATCGAAGTCTTCGCAACTATTAATAACATATTCAGAGTCTTCAGTGAGGCCTATTAAAAAATCTTTAAATCTACTCATTTGGCTTCTTTTCTGTTAGTTAATTTTGTAATATCAACATTTTTTAAATCGTTGTTCATCAAACCTGATTTAAGATCAACTAATAATTGACGAGCAACTACTTCAGTAAATATTTTATTGAAATCTGTATCTTCTCTTTTTTCAGCAGCTTTAGATGTAGTTGGATAATAAAGTTGACCACCAAGAAGGTTTAACATTGTTTCAGTTGCACCTTGTAATCCTTTTGTCAAAAAATTTTCCTGTGCATCTTTATAAATAGCACTCCTAAATATAATTTCTTCTAAAGACTTTTTACTCATTCACTTTTTCCTTTTAATGGATCAATGAAATATATATAGGGTCTTTCATTAATTTTAGTTGTTAAACCTTTTTCAATGTACTCCCAAGACTTAGGATCTTCTTCTTTAATTTTTGAACTAGCATGAACATCTTCAATAAATTCTTTTTTAAATGGAAAGTTTTGTAGTTCTTTAGATAAATCATTTAAGAAACCCTGGTCCCAAGACTTGCTAATCTTGTAGTGGATTCTTAAATCTTTGGGAATTAATCCATTAAGTGGAACTCTCTTAGATCCACCTGAATTGGATAATGTTTTAGAAAATTTATTTACTTCTGGATGTTTGACAATTGCTTCATCTAGAATTTTTGATTCTTCTCGTAGTTTAGATTGGTATGATAAATTTGTTTTCTTTAATTGCAACAAATCAATTAACTCATAAGAATCATAATTGGTTTTATCTTTCATTGGCTTGTCTCCATAACAAATACATCTACTATAATAAAGATAATTAAATCATTGTCAACTTCTTTGTGTATAAATTTCTTTACTTTTTGCATTATGTCATTTATTATTTAATATGATGTGCTTCAGGTTCGTTATTACTTCCCCCCTTATTTAGTAAGACGCCCTCCTTAATGAAGCACATCGTCTATATAAAGGAGAAAGATGCAATTAAAAGATTACATAGAAAAACGCGGAGAAGAAAATCTCGCTAAAGATCTAAATGTTTCAGTATCAACAATAAGGTCCTGGAGATACAGCACAAGACAACCTTCGGTCAATCAAGCAAAAAAATTAATCAAGATGACTGGGTATGCTCTTGATTGGGAAAGTATTTATGGTGTAGTAGAAAAGAGTTAGTCTTGGAATTAAATTTAAACACAAGAGGAGAAGAAATTCTCAGCAACGAAAGAAAAGAAATGTTAATTTCTTTCTATGAAAATAACTTTCATTTAATCCCATGTGGATCAAAGACAGATGACATCCCAGATTATTTTAAAAGAAGACATCCATATGAAGATGCAGAAGTATTAATAAGGCGTTGGGCAAAAACACCAAGAGTTAAATGGGCAGACTATATTAAAAAGCAGCCACATTTAAAGGAAATAAAACAATGGTATCTACAATTCCCTAACTGTAATTGGGCAGCCGTCACAGGAGTTAATTTTGTGGTGCTTGATGCAGATACGCAAGAGGCATGTGACTTTTGTGAATCAGGACAAATCATAAGAACTACCCTTAAACAAAAAACACCAAGAGGTGGCTATCATTATTTCTATGCTATTAATCCTGAACTCAAGATAAGAAACACAACAGGCAGACTTGATGTCAGAGGAGAGGGTGGCTATGTAATGATTTCTCCATCTGATCATTATATGTTTGAAAGCGTAGATGGTTTGAGTGTCGATGACATGACTGACCTACCTACTCTATCAAGCCAAGACATGCAAATCATTTACGATTTCAATAACACAGGAAAAACAAACACAGAACATAAAACGCCACTGACAACAGATGGTGTAGAAAGTGGTATGAGAAATGATACGCTTGCAAGGTTAGTTGGTAAGTGGATTCTTGAAGGTTGGGGTATGAGAGAAGTTATCATCAAGGCACTAGAT